CGTGGACGAAGACCCCGACGTTTTCGTCCACCGTGACGACTTCGGACGCATCCTCGATCATGCTGAACGGGCCGCGCCAGAGCGTGGTTGCCGCAACGCCGGTGCCGAACACCGTTTCCCGCCCGAGGGCGGTCTTGTTCATAGTAAAAGGGCCGTATGCACTGGCCATCGTTATTCCTCCTGTGCAGGTTTGTCGGCCTGCTTAGTCGCCTTGGCGGGCTGCGCTTGCGGCGCAATAGGCTCGTACATCCGCGTGCCTGTTACCGCTTCCTGGTCGGCAATCAGCGCGCCGTACTGCGCCGCCTCGTTTGCCGTCAGGTCGCGCGCCGGTACACCGTGAATGTAGGCCCCGCCTAGATACCGCATTGCAATGTCGCTCATGTTCTACTCCAGCACTTTCACGGTCACGTTGAACCGCATTCCGTAGTGCACGACGTTGTTGTAGGTCAGCCCTAGCGCCTGGTAGGTGATAGGCCAGCGAATGTGCGTGATGGTGCCCGCCAGTGTCGGGTCAGTGCGCAGTGCCGCGAACACCCTGTCAGGCCACACCTTTGCCCCGTCGACCGCCTGCGCTGTGATGTTGGGCGCCTGGTAGATCTCGACGGCGATGGTGTGGAAGGCGATGCCGCCCGCGCCGGTGTCGCTCATTTCGCCGCTGGCTGCCACCACGAACGCGCAAGGGAACTCGCTCAAGCTGGCGGGCGGGTCGTCGTAGACGCGCGTGAGGCCGGCCATGCCTGCCACCGCTGTCCGCACCCCACCGATTGCGGCATCCAGGCTCATAGCAGCCGCACCCCCACGCGGAAGGGCGCCAGCAGCGCCACCACCTGCTTAGGCATACGTTCGCTGTACATCATTTGCCCGATCTCGGCATTGTTGGCGGCATCCTGCAGCCCAGCCTGGTAGCGCTTGTACATCCACGCTGCCAGCATGACCGTCGCTTCCTTGACGGGCGTGGGCGTTGTGGTGCTCCACCCCCACTTGCCGGTGACGGTGTAGAGCCCATCCTGCACCCACTGCCAGTGGGGGCCGGTAGACAGCATTCGTATCGTCCAGTAGTGCCCGCCGTTAAGTGGGTAGAGCCGCACCGTCGCCGTGTTGATGGCGCTGCCGTCGCCGTTGGTCAAGCTGGTCAGCGAGACGAGCGGCATGTCCAGGTGCAGCGCACCGTCATCGATGGCGCAGATGTCGAAACTGCGCGTCGTGTCAGCTGTCACGGCAAAGCCACCGACCGGCACGGCGCAGTGGGCGTCAATCCAACGGCTTGCCGAATCAGCCAGCGTGGTCAGCCAGCCGTCATCTTGCGTGCCGGCGATGTTGAGCGCCAGTGCGATGTCGTTGGCTGTGCAGTAGGATGCCGTCATAGCGTGCCCCCGCTTACCTTGCGCCTGGCAGGCTTAGGCAATGCGGGTGTGATTTCCGGTTCCGGCTCGGCGTATGCCACCGCCCGCCCTTCGTCAATCAGGGCTTGTGCGATGGCAGGCTCGAACTCCGCCACCTGTCCAGTGACGTAATAGTTCTCACATGTCAGCTTGCCCCGATAGTCAACCAGAAATTGCACCCGCATTGCCGTTGCTCCTGTCGCTCGTTTAGGCGAAGGTGACGTTGGTGTTCGTGAGCACCAACCATTCGCCTTCGTAGGCGATGCACGAAAAGCCGTCGCCGATGGCCCCGCCGAACGTGCCGGTGTCCTTGGCAGCGTCGCCGGCATTAAAGCCGATGGTCGCAGCCGCTACGGTATGGGCGGCGGCGGTGGCGCTGACAAAAGTCATCTTCGTGCCGTTCTGCGCACTGGTGGGCGTGCCCAACGTCACTGCGCAGGCCGTGCCCTTGGTGATGATGACCACCCCGTTCGAGATGGTTGCGGCGCCGTTGGCAGCAAGCACCTGGTAGTGCTCAGGGCCCGCCAGCAAGTCGGCCTCTGTCGATACCCCTGCCTTGAGGTTATATAGCTGTGGCATGTATCCTCCTTGGGTCTAGGGGAGAGTGTTACCCCTCCCCTATCTACCCATCGTCACTAAGCCAGGGTTACGTTGTAGCTGATGGCCGACGCTTCGTTGTCGCGGTTGATCATGCCAACACGCATGTTGACCACGATCATGGTGGCGTCGGCTTCGGGGATGCGCTGAATCTCGAAGTTCATCATGCGCTTGTATCCAAACCGCCACTGATCCCACCGGACTGCCAGGATAGCGCCGGCGACGTTGTTGCTGGCAGTGTCGAGGTCGACCTTGCCGGAGGTGTTCGCCTTCAACCCGTAGGTGGCGTCCTGGTTGGCCCGGTGCATGTTGGCCGACGTGATAATCTCGCGCCCCCAAATGCGGGTGAGCTGCCCGTTTTCAACGGTCGCCTGCGAGTTGACATCGGTGGTCTTGAGCTCCGCCAGCTTGAGCGATGCCCAATTGGTGTGCATGTCGGTAATGAACGACACAGCGTTCTTGTCGGCGGCGTTGCGGCCACCCAGGCCCATCAGCTTGAGCGTCTCGAGGTAGTCCTCAACGTCCAGGCTGCCGGCGCTGCGGCTGTTGGCGGTGTTGGTGACGAGGGCCAACTTGCGGAAGCCGTTCATTACGGTGTAGACCGCGGTCGCAGCCGGGGTGCCGCCGATGTTGTTGATGTTCGTGGTGGCAGTCAGCGTGGTATCGCCGTCAATCACCAGGTGCTCTAGAATTTCCGCCGCCTCGTTGGTGAGGTCGCGGCGCAGCTCCTGCACCCAGGGCACGAACGAATCTTCGTCCAGTTCACCGCCCCAGTTGACCATCGCGCCCAGCTTGGAGACGGTCAGCGACTGCTGCCCGGTCGCCAGCTTGCCGGATGTGTAGGTCGCCGTGACGCGGCCGGGATTCGCATCCTGCGCCGTCGCCTGCGCGACCTTATAAAACGTGGGCGAGGTGCCCAACAGCGGAATCACGACGGACTCGCTGCCCTGTGGCACGGGCACGGTCGGGATGCGCCCGACAACCGGCGTGGCCAGGCGAATCTTGTCCCACAACTGCGTGCTGTAGGTCACGCCGATCCACTCGTCGCCATAGCTGGTGTACGTGCTGTAGTTCAGCTCGTTGGCCTTGACGGCCTTGCCGCCGTGCACCTTCGCCTGCGCCATCTTGAGCGCGCCCTTGGCGGCGCCGTACTCGGGTGCCTTGCCTTCGTCGGACTCACCCAAACGCACGGTCAGCGCCTTGAGCAGCTCCAACGACGGCCCGTCAGTCTTGCCGGCCATCTTGGTCGCCTTGCCGAGGGCGGCAAGCACTGCCATGTCCGCAATCTCCAGGTTGTCGAACTTGGCGATGTCACCGTACTCGGCAACGTGCGGGGCGCCGGTCAGCCCACCGGGGATGCGGTTCTGTGCGGCGGCGGCGTCAATCTGCGCCTGCATCTCAGCCTTCGCGGCCTTGACGGCTTCGTCGATGCGCTGCTGTTCAGCGGCCTTGACGGCGGCTTCAGCCTCGCGCTTTTCCTGGTCGGCCTTCAACGCCTTGGCGATGGCCTCCTGTACTTCCTGCTCAGTCATGTCTTTACCCTCCATCGGGTGATTGTCTGTAATTGTCGCTTGGGGAGTCTCCACCGCCTTCACCGCAGGCGCACTTTGCTGTTCGCCTTCTGCGCCTGCCTCTGGTTGGCCGTCGTCCTCACCCTCTATGTCATCCAGCAGCTCGATACCGCCTGCCAGTGCATATGCTGCCTTCGGTAACTCCAAGCCTGCGGCGTCATACACGGCCTTCGCTGCCGGCAGCGCCACCGCATACTGGTTGGCCGGCTGCCGCTTACCCACGGCGTCGAAAATACTCAGTTCCGTCACTGGCCAGTGGGTGATATGCCCGTCGCGCGCCACCCTATGCAGGTGCGCCATGCTGCCGCTGCTCGCCTTGGCAATGCCCCGCTTAGCGGCGTCCCACACCCGCTGCGCATAGGCGTTCGCTTTGTCGAGCACGACACGGAACCACACGCCATCTGGTTTGACTTCGTAGCCGACCGTCTTGCCGATGAACTGCGGTTCACCCGCCGGCCGCCCGCTGTCGGGGTCGAAGCCGTGATAGTAGACCGCCGGCACGGTGGGGTAGCTGTCCAGGTAGAGCTTGGTGGTCGGGCTGAAATACTGCCCGTCACTGTCGCGCCCGTTGTCTGGTCCCCCCCATGGCACGCCCAGCACGTCTAGTTCCCAGGTGTCGCCGTCGCCGGCCGCCGCCTTGACTGCAATTACGGT